CAGTTTACAAATGGCTTTCCCAGAAATCCAATTTAGCTTCGATAAGAAAAGAGTTAAAGTAAAAGACATTAAACAGTATGCTGCTTTATTCAGTGATACTACAATTCTTGAGAAGACTGATAACCTGTCATACTTTATTGCACCTTCGGAAGATGGTTTCCGAACAAACAGTTATGTGAACGGTGTTAACACTCGACAGGGTGGTACTTATGTTGACTATTTTATTAATACTATCATTGATGAATTAGTTACCAAGATTAAGAGACGTCATAAAGTCGAAGTATTGAAAACTACGATTAAGAGTGGTTTGACTTTTGTTATGTTTGCTCGTAACTTTGTGAATCCTAAATTTGATTCTCAAACAAAAGAACGATTAACCAATCCAATGGGTAACGTAAAGGAACACTTGGAATCGTGTGGTGTACGTGATGCTCAATGGCTTGCTCAAAAGATTTTAAACACACCTGATATAATTGACCCAATCATTGAGGCTCAATTAGCGAAGAAGTTAGCGGCTGATAAACGAGCTGCTACATTGGCCCAAAAGAAACTTCGTAAGGTTAAGGTTGCTAAACATATTGCTGCTAACAAAGATGATGCAACATTGAAGATTGTGGAAGGTGACTCTGCGATGGGATTCTTATTAAAGGTAAGAGACCCTGATACAGTTGGAGCGTTTCCACTCCGCGGTGTTATTATGAATACCTGGGATATGAAACCTGCTGAGGTATTGAAGAACAAAGAACTGTCTGAATTGGTTGCTGTATTGGGATTAGACATTAATGATCCAGATTCTGTGGACAATATGACTTACAAATATATCGCAACATTGACTGATGCTGACCATGATGGTATCGGACATATCAGTCCATTGCTGATTGCATTCTTTTACAAATTTTGGCCTCGTCTATTAACTGAACGAAGAGTTATGATTACAAGAACTCCGATTATGATTAGTTCAAAAGGTGATGAGATAGAATGGTTCTATACCTATGAAGAAGCAAGTTCGTTTAAGAACAAAGAAAAGAACTACAAGCATAGATATATTAAAGGTCTAGGTTCTTTAACTGAAGATGAATACAGTACTATTATTAATTGTCCTAAGTATGATGTTGTGACAGTTGACGATGCATCAGTATTTCAAATGATGTTTGGCAAAGATAGTAATTTAAGAAAGGAGTATATGTTCGCATGAATTTAGAAATGTTTACTGAAGAACTACGAGGCACTGAATACCCAATCAGTAAGGTTGCTGCTAACGAATGGAAATCGTTCGCAATGTATACTGTTGAAAGTCGAGCAATTCCAAATATGGTCGATGGGCTTAAGCCTGTTCAAAGGTTCTACCTATATTCCTCTATCTTAAACAGTAAGAAAGATTTTAAAAAGGTCTCTGCGGTCTCAGGTATTATTTCTGATTATGGTTATAATCATGGAGAATCATCTGCGGCAGGTGCAGGACAATTAATGGCAGCTGAATGGAATAACAACATTTGCTTAATTGAAGGTCGCGGTTCATTTGGTACTCGACTTGTTCAAGAAGCAGGTGCTCCTCGTTATGTATACACTCGACTATCCGATAACTTCAATAAGTATATGAAGGATTTGGATTTAAGTCCTGTTCACGAAGATCCTGAACATGAACCACCTCAATTCTATTTGCCTATCATTCCTATGGTACTTGTAAATGGAACAAAAGGTATTGCGACTGGGTTTGCTACAAATATACTACCGCATGACCCATCAGACCTTACTAAGGCTTGTCTACAGTACATTAAGAACAACGCAATACGAACACCAATCAATGTAAAGTTTCCTGACTATACAGGAGAGGTTGTTCAATCAGAAGAAGATCCTACTAAGTATGTTTCGTATGGTACTTTTACTCGCCGTGGTAAAACTGCGGTCTCCATCACAGAAGTACCATACGGCTTTGACCGAGAAGGTTATGTAAAGGTACTTGACAAGTTGGAAGAAGATGGAGATATCGTATCTTACGAAGACCTTTGTGATAAAGATGGATTTAGGTTTGAGGTCAAACTGAAATTGGCTTCGGCAAAATGGAACGATAATAAGATTATTACTAAATTCAAATTATCTAAGCCATACGCCCAAAACATCACAGTTATAGATTTTGATGGGAAACTTCGCGAATACAAGGATGCAAAACAGCTTGTAAAGGACTTTTGTGACTACCGCCTTGGGATACTACAGCAGAGAATTGACGCTCGTGTGGAGGAGTACACCGAAGAGGTTAGATGGCTTAAAGTCAAAATGGAATTCATTCAAGCGTTTATTGATGGACATATTGTATTTAAGGATAACACAAAGAAACAAGTAGCAGCGCAGATCATTGGTAATACATCGGCGTTGGATTCTGACATCAATCGTTTGCTTGCGTTAAGTATCTTAACATTAACAAAAGAAGAAATTGTAAAATTACAGAAACAGATTAACGAAACGAATAAGACATTGGAATTTTGGAATACGACAACTCCGAAGGACCAATTCGTAACTGACCTAGAAGGTATAAATAATTGAAGAAGTTGTGGACAATTTGGAAATATGCACTAGGTGGATTTTCGGATGATAAAACGGAACCTTATGATAATTACGTTGCACTCCTTCGTACTATTATTGTGGGCGTTAATTTTCTTACGTGCTTTTTCATAATGGCAAATGTAATACATAATTGGTAGCAAAAACAATAACTTATGTACTGGTTTACTTTTTCGCAAAAATACAGTAGAATATACTAGTAAATTGGAAAAAGGTAATAAAAATGATGGATGGATTAGATTTTTACGACTGTTTTATTGAGCCTCTGTTGGACTTAGATCCGTCAGACCTTGCTAAGGTTGCTGACCGCACGTTGCCTAAAAATTGGTTTTTGACTCAGGACGGTCATGATGATACGGCCGATAAGATTGCCGAAGTGATTTGTGCTCAGTATTACGACTCGGGTGCCTCTGAGATTTGGGGACCTACCACGTTTTTCAACTGGTATGTCGATGGTCTTCTTAGTAAAAAGGCGGTGCATTAATGAAAAATTTGGTAGCAAAATATGCACGTCGTTACAATAAAGCTGTTGTGATGGCGGATAGAAAAAAACTTGCAAAACGTGGTTATCGTAAACATAAAAAGGAAATAGTGTAATGTCACACGAACTTGAAATTGTAAATGGAAAAGCATCAATGGCGTATACTGGTGAACTACCTTGGCATGGCCTTGGTGTTAAAGTTGATTCTAATATGTCGCCAAAAGAAATGATGCAAGCGGCAAACTTAGATTGGACTGTTGAAAAGGAAGATGTATTTTTCCAACTCAATGGTCAAATGGTTCCTGCTCCAAAGAAGAAAGCGTTGATTCGTACAAATGATAACGCTTACCTTGACATTGTCTCAGAAGATTGGATTCCTGTCCAAAATGAAGAAGCTTTCGAGTTCTTCTCTGAGTACGTCAAGAATGGTGATATGACGATGGAGACGGCAGGGTCTCTAAAAGATGGTCGTATCATCTGGGGACTCGCACGAATCGGCGAGTCTTTTTCCCTGTTCAACGGTAAGGATGAAGTGACCAACTATCTCCTTTTGTCTAATCCTCACCAGTTTGGACGCGGTGTTGACATACGCACTACACCAATTCGAGTCGTATGCAACAATACCATCTCAATGGCGCTGCAAGGGAAAGCAGCCCTAGGCATTAGCCTAAGTCATCGTAAGTCTTTTGACGTAGATAAAGTCAAAGCAACCTTGGCTGAAGCTTCTCAAATGCTAGGTAATTACCGTGAGGTGGCTGAGTTCCTTTCTAAGAAAAGGTACACTCAGGAAAGTCTCTTTGAATACTTCACCAAAGTATTTCCAAAAACATCTAACGCTAAAGGTGAGGTGTCATTCAAAGAGCTTATGGCTAGCTTCAAGAGTGGTGATAGTAAACTTGCATCAAGAAATGCTATCAATGCAATGGAAGTAGTCGAAACTCAGGCTGGTGCTGAGTTCGGCAAAGGAACATGGTGGTCAGCTTACAACGCTGTCACTTATATGACTAATCATACAATGGGTCATAATCCTGATACTCGCATGCAGTCACTCTGGTTTGGTGGGAATAAGAATCGCAATATTGAAGCGATGGGTCTCGCCCTTGAGTATGCTGAAGCAGCCTAACACCGGGGGGCCTTCGGGCCCCCCTATTTTTTGACATAAATATAATTGGAATCTTATTGATGTTAAATATGCAAAAAGTAATTGATGACACAATCAAATCAACTAGAACAGGTCACTTTTTATCTGAACTAGAAAGATTAAGGAAAGTAGACAACATTGGATATCTCGACGCAATCATATATTATTGTGAAATTTATGACGTTGAGATCGAATCTATTGCTAAATTAATTAAGAATGATCCTGCATTATTAGCAAAGCTTCAAGAAGAAGCGGAAAGTCTTAACTTTCTAGAAAAAATCTCAAGACTACCTATATGATTATGGAACCATTTGACGCTTATAAGAAATTTCAAGCGCTCAAGTTACATTTTACAAGCGATTCCTATGATTATTTTAAATATAATGGGAGCGTTAAGGTTAATAAGATTTCTTTTGAAACTAAGAATGATAAGTACTATTACTATAGGCTCAGCAAAAAGCCTGATCTTGAGTTGTTCTTAGCATCTAATTTTATTGAAGATGACAACGTATGGGTTGGTAATATCTTTGATGAAATCCACGAAACGCGTTATAAAAATGCAAAAAGAAAACATGAGTCGCTATCCTATATGGTAAAAAGCGAATTGAGTAATTATGAATCTTTAAATGACGCCCTAGTGGTAACTAACGGGAACTATCCAAAAATACTGAACGACTATAATCGTGGCTCAGTATCAGCGGAGACTCTCGTTGTGTTGGATCGTACTCTTAATGTATTTGATTACTGGTCAAACAATATTAGTGACACAGTCGTGTGGCCACGTAAGAAGATGAAGCTATTAAAGTATGCTCCATTCCTACAGTTCGATAAGAAAAAAATGAATGCTTTACTGGTTGACATTTTTAGAGAATCGGTGTAGAATAAATACTCTTATATAATGAATAATGTGGATAAACTGTTAATACATTGCAAATACAAGGAAAATACGTATGAATACATTCGCACAAATGAAAAAGTCCCGCGCCGAGCAATTCGAAAAGCTCGCACAAGCCGCTGAAAAAGTCAGCAATCCACAGCAAGGTGGAGGTGTTGATGAACGTTTTTGGAAACCTACAGTTGATAAAGCTGGTAATGGCTCAGCAGTCATTCGATTCTTGCCTGCACCACAAAATGAAACTGTTCCATTCGTTCGTTACTGGGATCATGGATTCCAAGGACCAGGTGGTTGGTACATCGAGAAATCTTTGACATCTCTTGGTCAGCAAGATCCTGTATCTGAGTTTAATACCTCACTTTGGAATTCTGGTGTTGATGCTGACAAAGATCAAGCGCGTAAGCAAAAGCGACGCTTGCATTACATCTCAAACATTTTTGTTATCAGTGATCCTGGTAATCCCGCAAATGAAGGTAAAGTATTCCTATACGAATACGGCAAAAAAATCTTTGATAAGCTCAATGATTTAATGCACCCTCAGTTTGAAGATGAAGATGCAGTGAATCCTTTTGACCTATGGGAAGGTGCTAACTTCCGTCTTCGAATTCGTAATGTGGAAGGCTATCGTAATTATGATAAGTCTACATTTGACTCGCCTGAAGTCCTCCACGCTGATGACGAAGTCTTGGAAAAGATTTGGCAATCACAACATGCTCTCGAGGAACTTGTTTCTGAAGATAAATTCAAGACCTATGATTTCCTTCAGGAAAAGCTTCAGCGAGTACTAGGCGTTAACTTCTCCCCTAATAGTGCGATGGCACAAGAAACAGAGGTAGAAGATGAACCAGCATGGACTCCACCCACTGCTGAATCTAAGCCTGCCCCTTCGACTGCAGCTGAATCTCTAGATGATGACGATGAGTCACTTGATTTCTTCAAGAAACTCATTAATGAATAGACTTGGGAAGCTGGACGACTAGAGGGGCCTTCGGGCCCCTCATTTTTTCTAATATAAAAACAATAACTTATGTGCTGGTTTACTTTTTCAACATATGTGGTAGAATATACTCATAAATTGAAAAAAGGAATAAAAAAGTATGACATTCTATTATGAATTTTTAGATGAGCTGAGAGCATCTGGTGCAATCAATATGTTCGGTGCACCAGCAGTTTTGAGAGAACAATTTGGTATGACAAAGCAAGAAGCTTTGGATATATTTAAAGGTTGGACAGAAGATCGTTTTGGAGAAAAAGTATAATGGAAATCAAACAAAATCGTAAGTCAAGCTTTTACGTTTGTACACTTGATCCTATGTCTGCAGTAGATATGGGTGATATCTTATCAGCAATTAAGAAAACGATTGCAGTTCATAATCAAAATGTTTCTTTAGATTTACAATGTGCTTATATAAGAAACACTAAAGCGATGTATAAGCGTATCAGCATTAAAGGTCGAAAGCCCATTGATGGGAAAAGGACATTTTTTGGTGATGTTCGCAATAAGTTTACTAATGCACGTGAGCTTGACATATACATTCACGATGATACGTCAAGAACTTATAATACTCGTTATAAATTAGGTATCATCTAAGAATAGTGTGGATTAGAAGAGATAAAACTATCTCTTGCTACAGCAGAAGGTCTCGTCTCAAGCGGGACCTTTTGTCCTATTGGGATTCCTTGATTAGTTACAACACTACGAGCAGGTTGCTTAACTACAATAAGATCCCCTCCTCTATCTTCTGCCGGTGTGTACGTAATGTTATTAGTACTACGTACTTGACCATCAGGAATTTCCATACCAATCGTTGGTGCCGGTCTTTGAGGATCTCCAACTTTCCATTCAGATCCATCAGCACCAATGATAACGTTTTGCGACATAGGTGTTTCTTCATTGACTGGAGACTCTGCAATCTTTTCTTCTAATTTTACAAGAGCTCTTTCACCTGCAAAACGATTAATCGTTTTGGTCTGTATCCCATCGATTATTTGTTCTTTGGTTAATCTAACAACACCACCTTTAGTATTGACGCGGATTTTTGGAGGAAGCCCAAGATTTGTGTCAACCATATCCATTGCTTTTTCATATTCATTAACACTAAGCTCATCTTGTAAATATTCATCTAATGTTTGATCCTCATTTATCGCTTTAAAATCTTGTTGCAATTGTATCCAATCTTGTTTTGTTTTAACTCTATTCAATGCACCAAGAATAGCATCTTCATCTGTGCCAATACCTTCACCGGCCTTGAGTAAAATATCTGCCGTTGATGTTCCTTCACCATAATTTTCTGCTAATTCTTCTTCGGTCATGGCGATATCAACGCCAGTTGCAGCTAAAGCTACATCTTTTGCAGCTTCTGCCATCATTGCCGGAAGTTCTTTAGTCACCCAGCTTACTAATCCATTCCAACAAGATTTAAGACCATCGGTTTTACCCAATACAATAAAGTCGTATAATGCACTGACTAGTTTATCCATTCCAATTGCGGTATAGATTTTATCTCCCCAAATAACACCAATAATAAGACCAGCAACACCGCCTGCCGCATTTCCTAACACTGGTATTACGCTACCAACTAAGAATCCAATTTTAGCAATGACCCACGGTGCACCAAATAAAGATATAATTTTATTGATCTGTTCTTTATTACCTTTATGCCATTCTTCTTCAGTAATGCTTCCGAGTAATAATAATTCTGTAGAACGAATCATAAACATAATAGCTTCAATTATTAAAGCCCACTTAACGATGTTCTTACCTAAAAACTTTATAAATTGAGCAAATCGTGATGGTAAGCTTTTAATAAAATTCTGTGTTGCGGTAGTCCATTCACCGGCTTTCTTAGAAATTTTAGTAATCAAACCCTGCGCTGATTTCATGTTTGCAAGATATTTTTGATATTTTGCAGCATTATTAATTTGCGGTGGGATAGCTTTTGCAGCGTTTGGAGTTGTTCCAATCATGGGTGTTTTTGGTTTAACTACAGTAAGCTGTGTGCTAGGAGGTTTAGCACCCGGTCCTTTCATTAAATCTGTTTTCAAGTCTTTAGCAACACCGGCGACATTCTTAACGCCTTTAACTAATGGAGATGAAGCTTTTACTGCCTTAGCTTTTGTTTTTTCTGCCATCCCCTTCGCAGCTTCAGCTACTTTAGGTCCAACAGGTGTTCCTCTTAATGCAGCAACACCCATTGTTGCTTTAAGTGCTGTTTCTTCAACAAACTCTAATGTATCAAATACATCATCCATTGGAGTAGTATTATCTTCTAGTTCATCGGCCGCTACTTCACTGCCTGCCCACAACGCAGCCATGCCTGCTATTGCACCATACTTTACTCCCGCTGCAGCACCATAAGCTTTTGCCATTCCAACACCAGCATCAATGATTTTACTGACAGTAGATTGTTCTTCTACTTGCTCCTCGTCATATCGTCTTTCTTCTTTAATTGATTCAGATTTTTGGAACTCAGTTTGTTCATCAATAATTGATGCTACTTTATTTAATAATAAGCTTTGCCTGTATACTTCTTCTTCTAATCGAGCTACTCTTTCAATGATGAGATTTAAGTGTTGTGAATATTGTCCTTCTTCTGGTCCAAGTTCAGGTATGATGTCTTGACGAGGAATGAGCGTGCCTTCCAGTACATCGGCAGCATTAAATTCGGTTCGCTCGCGTTTTTTTGCTTTTTCAGTGTTGGCTGCAGCTTGAGTAACAGTTGCTGGGAGCGTTTGCATTTCTTTTGCTTCATCACCACTCATCATCTCATTAATAGCAGCGCCGAGTCCTCCTAACGCACCCGCAGCAGCACCACCTTTAATATTTTTTGCGGCAGCACCTTTTTTCTTACGAAGTTTTTTACCTTTCCTAAGACTTTTAAATGCTGCCCTTGCTGCTTTTGCTTTACCCATTCTTTCTTTGCTCGTTTTCTCTTTTTACTTTATCAGCTAACATCTCAATATACAAATCCCGTTCAAAAGGAATCATATTCTCAATGTCTATCAATGTGAACCTGTGATACTGAGTTACGTCAAAGTTTAGCTTATAATGTAGATAGAGATCAGTGTAACTCAGCCCAGCGTAAAAAAATCGTCTAAATTCCTAAAATAGACTCTTTTTTCAGTTCCTTCACTATTTTCATAAGTCACAATATGTTCGATCTTAGGTACACGCTCAAAAAATTCATTGATCTTATTATATGCATCGATCGGCAATGAATCTAACCAATCTTCTCTTTCTTTTTCTGATGCCTCTGCCCAAGGATATACTTCCTCAGCATCAAACACATAATCTACACAATGATTAATAGTCGCATATGTAATATCAGCCATCTTTGTCAAACCACGAATTTTATCTGAAATTCTTGGTGTTGGATATTTAAGCATCATTCCCAGATCATCATTAATCATTACTTTCCTTTCAACGTCATCTGGAAATTGTACTTCAACATCATCAAGATCTAACGTTAAATTATACGTTATACCGTCTGTACTATCTTCAACCTGAAATTCTACCGTGTTTGATACACTTGCAGATCTTAATTTAATGAAGATGTATTCCATATCAAAAATAGGAATTTCGTCTACATTAAATCCGGGCGTTAATACACACGCATTGATAATACTTTTAATAGCATTAAAAATATCAACTCTTTCTCCACTTTCTTTCGCCATTAATAACACTTTTTCTTCTTTTACAAGGAAAGGACGAAAAGTAATTTCTTTTCTTGTAGAAGGTTGAATGCAATTAAACGTTATTGACGCTACTTGCGGTAAAGCCATCATTTACTCCTCATTAAGTATATTCATACGTCGAATAATTATAGTCAACGTTCAAACTTAAAAATCTATCTGTTTCATTCCATCCCATGCCTACTTGATCGTATGAGATTGGATATACTTCTTTTACAACAATAGTCTTTGAAAGATCACCTGCACCATTAAATATTTTAATATTCATTGTACCAATATAATCTTCATAGTAAGCAACAAGATATTGTGCTTGATTACCAGATCTTCCTACAATTAAGTCAGACCAATCATAAAACTTTTGTAATGTATCACCGTTTGAATCAATCATATGTGCACACTGAATTGATGTTGGATTATATCCATACGGAATAGAAATAGTTTTGCCTGCACCATATGGGCGATAATTATCAGCACTAAACGATGCAAATCCTGGAATGTTTACACTCTCGGTTTTTAACACCAATTCACGATCATTGCCGAGTATTGCAGGAAAAAACAATTCTACTTCATAATGAGAAGCGCGTAATAATCCATTCTTTCCTAGATTGCTTTTAAATTCGCTTATGTTAAAAGGCATTGCGACTGTCTCTCCAAACTCTATTCTTAGTTGTACGTACAAATCTTTGAGTCGGCAACATTAACGCTACATCCCACGATTCTGCAGGAACCCACAAATATCGACTTCTTACTTGACTTCTTAAATATTTTTTAAACGTTGGCTTAAACCAACGAAATTTTGCTGCACTACTTAATAATTGATAATTCATTCGCAGCTTTTTACTTTTTCTTAGTCCATCATTACGTTGAATCGTATATAAGCTATCCATTAAACGAGCTCTGTAAAGAGGACTTAAATAATGTAAGTTAATTCCCGTGAATCCGTCTGCTGTTACATCAACAACAAAGATGCAAGGAAATCTGTCCCAATAAGGCAACTTATCTTTTGTTTTCGCTGTATAAAAGTACATAAACATTCGTCCAATATCTTGATTTGTGATATTAGATTGAGTTAATGCACGATTCGTCATTTCTTTTCGTATATTCACTGAGTTGATTTCTGATGCTCTATCTCTCAGCCAATCACGAGCTTCCACGCCGGAAACACCAGCAGTTTGCTGCTCTCGCGCTATTTTATCAAAGATGTATGTTGCCATGTTTCTTAAACGTATTTGCTGTAATATTTATCTATTTTTTGCTCATATTCTATTATATTAATTCTTTCTTCATTTGATACATTCATTGGAAACGAAGAATAATGAAACATTAATTGATTATAATGTTCACCAAGATAAGGCTCTCGCCAATGCAATACATCAGGACCAGGATAAACAATCCCATCACCAGGATTTATTTTAAACGATAAAACCTTTTCATCATAAATCATCTTAATTGGCCAAGATTGATCACCATGAATATGCATCGTAATCGAAACTTCACACGCTGGATTATCTCTATGCGGACCCATAAACGATTCATAATAATACTCCGCATGAAAAACATACGTATAATATAAACTTTTTTTTAATTTCTTTTCTATTCGAAGACGAACTTTTTCAATATCATCTTTTCTTCTATATCGCGGACAAGAAACATAAGAAATATTTCCTCTAAACATATGATTCAAGATCGGATTTTCAACACAAGAGAAAAGATCTATAAAAGAAGAATCATAATATTCAATCATTTCTTCGTTTAATACATTACGTATTACAAAAGGCTTAAAACTCATATTTTTATCAAAATTCCAATGAGTACAAAGATAATAATCAATAGTTCGAAGGCAAGAATTGTATGATACCAAACCCATCGAGCTTCATAAATCTTCTTTGCTTGAATATCATTTTTGATTTGATTCGCAAATTTATCCAATAATTTCATCATATATCATCCTTAAAAAGTAAAAAAAGTAAAAAAAACAAATATAAAATACCTATCGAGAGCAACATAATAAAAAAACCGTATTTAAAAGGGGTTCGTCTGTGTTTTCTCTATTATTTATTAATCAAAAAAAACCGTATTTAAAGCCGGTTGCCCTTTGTTTCCTTTCGCGAGAATTAAAATTTAATCCCTAGCTCTTTCTCGGTCATTATCATAAATCTCCAGCCTCTTTCTAAACAAAATTTTTCTGCGGCTTTCCATTTAGATATATTTCGTCCATATTCTCTGACTTCATATAAATATCTTTTGGTGATTTGTTTAGAGGGTTTAGGTTCAATTGTCTGAGATCGCGGTTTTATTTCTATGACTACGATTTCTTTATGGCCATCCTTATCGAGCTTTTCTATATAGAAGTCTGGAAAGTATCTGTGGAGACGGCCATCTATGAGAGACCTATATGGAATAAAGAATTCCTCAGAGGCCCACTTTATTATATCCTTATGGGAATCACAGTAGTCCATAAATACTAATTCCCATCGGCTCCTATAGATGATGTTTGTAGGATCGCCTTTATATTTGGATGGATTACGTGGTTTGAATTTGCCTTTATACGCCATGATTAATTAAACACTAAGAGATAAGATATTTATGTCATTCCATAATAACCTAGTAGATAGCGTTAAATCAAAGACAGTTAATACAGTCACACAGGCCGTGACAAGTCCTGCTTCGGCTCTTCTCTCTAAGACGAAGAGAAAGATTTCTAATAACGCATTAAAGGACGTAGGATCACTCACAGGTCAGCTTAAACAAAAATCTTCTTTATTAGAAAAGGCGCAGATCAGCAGTGTCTCTGGCCTCGCTGGATCATTAGGAAAAGCAGGCGGAATTACAGGAGATATCGCTGGGAAACTCTCTTCACTAGGAGGCGGGAACAAGGCAGCTATAGTGGTGGGTAGTGCTCTCGGTGCGAAGCTGGAGGGGGCTGGGGTACCCACAAAGATCGCCTCTAAAATTACCTCTGTAGCCATGAAGGGAATCGCACATAACAAAGCAGCAAAAAATATTACGCGCGCAGTTGCTAAACACACCAAAGATTTTTCGTCACTAGGAAATCGTATACCTGCTAAGTTAAAGTCTACGGTGAATAGTAAAGTAAGAAAGGCAGCAAATAAAATAACAGGTAAACTAGATCTGCCATTCGGAGGATTAATGTTCCCGATGGATTTAGAAACGAATACTCAGGCTTATTTGCAATTAAGGTTCTTAGAATATACGAGAGAGAACGCTTATAAGGGGGGTAGTGTAGGGGAACAGATAGTGGTATATCTGCCTCTACCGGAAAACATGACAGTAGCTCATAACATTATACACTCTCAACAGGATCAAGCAGCGTTAGGTGCTGTATTGGATTCTATTAATGCGGATGCTACAAGATCAATGTCTGAAGGAAGATTAATGGATAGTGGTCGACAAATTATGAATCAGGCAGGTCAGTTAACTGCTGGAGAAGGTGCGAGTGGAGCAAGAGATGCAGCAAGGTATTTAGCATTACAAAAATTTATGACAGAAGATGCAGCAATAGGTGGGGTAGTGTCCAGTGTTGCAGGGATGGTACCTAATCCTCATCCCACATTATTCTTTAAGGGTTTGAACCTACGAGAATTTAATTGGGTATGGAGATTAATTCCACGTAGTTTTGATGAAAGTGATGTATTACAGCAGATACTAAAAGAAATAAAGTTACACGCTCTTCCTGAATTAAATGGCGCAGGTAAAGCATTTTTGAAATTTCCGAATATTGTACAGCCTAATGTAATAAGGGAGGGTAGTGAAATATATGATTACGGTAACTTTAAAAGATCTGCTATAACAAACATTTCTATTAATTATACAGCAGAAGGATCGAGTGCTTTCTTTATTGATGGAAGACCCGTTTCAATTACATTATCGATGACATTCCAAGAAATAGAACAATATACTTCTGAAGACGAACAAGGTTAATATATGGCAATTAAAAGATTCTTCGAAAGATTTCCTGTAATCGATTATGATGGTACACCTGCTCTTAATATAATGAAGCGAGTAGATATTTCGTCGACGGTCAAAGAATATTATAATCGATTCTATACCTATACGATGGATAGTAGCGAACGAATAGAACACCTCGCATTTAATTATTACGACGATGTGAATTTTGATTGGTTAATCTATCTAGCAAATGATATTAGTGATCCGTATTATGGGGTAGTGCTGAACGAGCAAGATTTCCAAGAATTTATTATTAAAAAATATGGATCCTTTGATTATGCTTTACAAGCAATTGTACAATGGAAAAATAATTGGGAAAGTGACGATACGATCTTGTCTTCCGAACAATATAATAATTTAATTGGAGACCGTAAAAAATATTGGGGTCCTATATATAACGCTTTTGGTATTTCCGGATATGTTAGACAAAAAGAAGATATCGTAGTACCGACAAATAAGTATGTTAGTTTTAATGTCGCGACCGTGGACGCCGCCGCAAGCGCCGGCGATATCCTTATAAAAGACAGTAATAGTTCCGTTTATGGAACTGTAACCTGGGCTAACACAAGTGCGATAACAATACAACATGTCTATGGTGATTGGACCGCCGGTAGTGATTATACTGTAACAAAAAGAGGAGCATCCGATACATATACAGTCGATGCAGATAGTGTATCTACACACCAAGTCATTAATGAAAATGAGGAAGTATATTTTTCTGCGGTCAATGCTTACGATTTCGAAAATGATTTAAATGAAAAGAAACGAGAGTTATTTCTCATCGACGCAGATAATGCATCAAGTTTAAATAAACAACTTAATGATATGATGAATAAAGCATAATGAGTACAGACGTTGGAAGTGTTGATATACTAGAACAAACAATCTGGTTATATAAATTTCCAGATATAGATCCTATTAACATCTATAATCTAGTAACAGGAATTGATATTTATGAATCCCTAGATGAACATTGTATGCAATGTGATATCTACGTAAACGATGGAATTGATTTACTTGACTATTTTCCGGTGGGTGGTGAAGAGGTTGTTGAGTTTGCTATACAGTCTGAAGGTAGAAAAGAATGCGCGTATAAGTTCTTTGTAGAACGCGTAGAAGGTATTGCTCCAAATCCAATGGGTAATGCACAATCTTATAAATTAAAATGCGTCACTCTTGATTTTCTTTATAATAGTAGTATTGTTTTTTCTAAGCGATATAAAGAGATGGAGTTTAGCGATGCTGTGTTACAGTGTATTCAAGTAGATCTGAGATCAGAGAAACCCGTATACGTAGAAAAGACAAAAGGATTTTTTGATCACGCTGTGAATAGAGTACGTCCTTTCCAAGTAATAGATTTACTTACGGAAAGAGCAGTATCTGCAGAATTTGCATCTTCATTTTTTATATTCTATGAAGATAATGAACAATACAATTTTACTACGATTGAAAATTTAATTAAAGAAAGAGAAGATTATGCAGATGATTTCTATTATTTTTATGATACATCAAATCAAGGTGGTGTTTTTGAAAAAGTAGTTAATGCTTTTAATATACTAGATTTTCAAAGACTAGATGGGTTATCATCAGTTGATCGTGTATTATCCGGTGGAATACGTAATCAAGTAAGAGCTTTCAATATCTATCACGGCGATTATTTTGAAACACATGATTATACTAATATACACGATGGATTCTCTTTTAATGCGCATTCGGATTCTATAGGAGATCAAAATAGTCAAAACTTTAACGAAAGTGTTCATGAATATCCAGCAATCTCAAGTATGATTGTATTCGATGAATTAAGACCTGCTTCAGATCATATTAAAACTATTCCTTTCAAGCGGGCTTTTAGATCTAAAATGTTATCAACCGGCGTAAAGATAAGAGTATATGGTGATACTGAGATTATGATAGGTGATAGTGTTGGTATTAATATTCCACAATTTGCTGGTGTTACCTCAGGTGGTGAAGACGCTGAATTAATTAATGGAAGATTTATTGTGAAAGATATAAAGCATATGATCAGAAATGGTGAAGATGGACAGATGAGCCATGAAATGATTTTAGATTGTAGAAAGATTGGTTTAAATAAGGGATTAGAATAGTGAGCTATTATAAGTTAGGAGATGTATTTAAATGGTTTATTGCTCGCGTTGTTGATATTAACGACGAGGAAATGCTAGGCCGTGTAAAAATCCGCGTTATTCATGAGCAAACCGGTGAATTAGGTAAGAATAAAAAAAGTTATGGTATATTAGATGAGGATCTACTATGGGCGTATCCTATTTCAGCTATTCAATCTTCTAGTTTAAATCACAAAAAGATAGTTGAGTTAGAAGAATATCAAGTACCAGATTGGATTGATGCTGTTGGTTTATCTCCAACCGGTATTGCTGTTGGTACATATTGTTTCGGTTTTTATATGGATGGTCAAGAATCAAATGTACCAGTTATATTCGGTACCTATCATAAAATGTCAAGATTTCCAGAACCACCTACTGATGAATCAACTGGAAAAATGTTACAAATTGACGTAGGTAGCGATGGAGATGAGTTTTTAAATGATGTAGCTTCAAATGCTAGAGGAACAAACACATTACCAAAAGAAGAAATAGAAGGTGATGCTGAATTAATAAAAGAACCAAAGAGCGCATATGCTGCAAAGTATCCATATAATTTAACGTATACTAGTAAAGGCGGCAATGCAATAGAAATTGATGATACACCCACGTCGGAAAGAATTCACGCGTATCATCCATCTGGTTCTTATATTGAAATTGGAAATGTAGGAGATGCTAAAGGTAGACGTGTAGATAAGATTACAGATAATAACTGGACTATTACAATGAAGGATAATCATTTACTCGTAAAGGGTAATGGTATTGTTGAAATTGATATTGATAGTACAGTTTTCGTAGGAAATTCAAGTTCAGTTGTTATAGTAAACAATAGTGATGTTGCAATTGGCAATAATAGTAATGTTGAAATCGGTAGTAATAGCACAGTAACAGTTGGAGAGAATAGTACTGTAATGATTAAGGGCAATTCTTCTATTAATGTTGATGGAACAACTAGCGTACATTCAGTAGGAGCAATGTCAATAACAAGCGACGCTTCAATTGCAATGGATGCTCCTACTATTAACGTTACTGGAAGCACTATTAATATTGGTGATGCTGGTGGTAGTATTACTTCTAATGGTATTGAGTTACATACTCATGTACATGATGGTTCACCAACAGCAGGAAGTGGTCCTAAATCTGATACTGGTGCACCTAAGTAATACGTTATAAATAAATTAATATATAAGAGGCTCTTTTTATGGGCGCTAAAATAGAACAGCATAGAGATTTATATAAGCAGAGTGGAGGAAGTCTAGATCTATACAGTGACTTCTTACATTCTTTTAGGCCTCATCCTAATACTGGACAAATTTCTAGAAA